GGGATGATGGAAATATCTATTCCAGAAAGCATCATCGAATCTTGCACCAGGAACTGGCGGGCGATTCTTAACGCCTTTCTCATGAACCATAGCAATGTCACCAACCGGTATATCAAATATGTTTTCTTTGGTGTTAATAATCATATCAACATCAAGCACTAATACATTGTCATACTCGTCAAACTTCTTATTAAATATCACACGAAGAGATTCGAATACATTTAATTCTGAGAACATAAACTTCTGATCAGAAAACATGTACTCTGCACCAATAACCTCGGCATATTTTTCTGCCGAGGTTTTGCCAATATTGACCCAGGATGGAAGACCTATTCCTGATTCATTTAAATGGGTTTGGTGGTCGTTATAAGGTATAAAATATTGAAATATAAGATTTCTCATGTTAGCCTAATGTTAATGTATGATAGATCTCTTCCCAATTCTTATAGACTGGAAGTTTGGTATAATGCATATTATGACCATGTTCCATAATAATAGAGTTAAGACCAAGACGATCACCAAGTTCAGCATTCTCGATCTTATCTTCGACCCATAATAAACCACTGTCACGATATGGTTCAAGAACCTCATCCTTATCTGCACCAGTATCAGCAAAGATAAAACGTTCAAAAGCAGTAGGACCGAAGAGCTTCCGAGTGTTATCAATCCGAAGCTGTTGAGCAGCAGGATCTAATGATAGGGAAGTGATCATATGAAAAACGTATCCGTGCTTCCGATGGAGAAGATCAATGTAGTACATAGCATCCCGAAGCGGAGGAAGAAATCCAATAGCAGCAGATTCATTAAAGGTTCTAACGACTAATTTTTTAGTTTGATTGTCCAACCCATAACGGTCACCCATGTCGTATGCATCAGGATCTGCTAAGGTTTCATACCCTTTAGTTTTCATCCAAACGTTAAAAGCATACTCCCAATTCATAAGTACGCCATCGCAGTCAGTTAGTATTACGTTATTCATATATTTCATATTGTATATCTCCTTATACTACTAATATAAGGGTTCTAACCTCATTTGTAAACCCCCCTTAGGAGATTTTTTTCCAATAATTTGATATTTTTTCTGCTGCTGCAAGAGCCTCTGGGTACCTTTTCCTGAACCGATTGTTAGTACAACCATGCTTTAAAAAATACTTTATACTTTCAATATCGCTCTCATAGTTAGGAAGGTTAAATGATTGTCTGTAAGAAACAGCTTCCTCGAATCGGCTTCTTTGGTTTAGGATCTCGAAAAACTGACTATCCATTAAGCTGTTGTTCTTCGTATCCCTCATAGTCATATTCATCATCATACATAACCTCATTCAACATTTGTTTGGTATCACCACCTAATACTTCACGGATCCGAAGATCCTTGTCTAGGTGTTCGTACTTGTGCTTTCCGCGTTTCTTATTGCGGGGATCAAATCTAGAATATTTTGCCATTTTCTCCTCTTAATATCCTAACATTTCTTTCGTCATAATATAATCCCGGACGAAGTCAGATCTTACAATATCTTCCCACCCGAAATTAATTATTGTAAAGTTCTTTAGTTGCTCTACAATCTGTAAGAACTTAACAATTCCTTGTTTGTCGTCATCATATTTAAAATCACTTTGTTTATAATCACCACAAAATATAACTTTACTATTTCTACCAACTCGTGTTATTACCGAATCAAGTTCATGAAAATTTAAATTCTGCATCTCATCAACTACTATGATGGAATTATCAAATGTAGCACCTCTAATAAATGAGGTTGACTCGAACCGGATTTGCCCTGCTGTAACCATTTTTTGGTATGAGCTTTTATCCCCAAATAGCTCTGTACATATAGATTTATAAGGTGATGTGAACGCTTCTTCTTTCGCTTCTTTGTCGCCTGGTAAGAATCCCATTTCTCTAGTAGGTACCATAGATCTAACTATAATAAGTCTATCCCATTCAGTATCTCTTTCTAGAACATCTTCAAGCGCTAAATAAAGCGCCATAAAAGTTTTACCAGTTCCAGCCGTGCCAGTTAAAACTAAGTTATCTCCTTCATCCCAAGCTTGATATGATTTTTCCTGATTTAAGGTTAATGGGTCAAATTGGAGAAGATCATCCAGCTTAACCGTCATACTATTATTCTGACTTTTAGTTCTTTTCATTAGTTATTAATCGTACTACCAGGGTGGTCTTTTTTTACTTTACTTAAAAAGTTATTCCATTCTCCACCTGCCTTGCGAAGAGTGCTGGTGGTAGAAGACACAAATTTAGCAGTTGAAAGTTTTTGCTTATACTTACCAGCTGCAAGTAGCTCTTCGCGTTCGGATAGCGAAAGAACCATTTCTTCTTCTTGGTTAGTTTCTAGATTAATCATTGTATATGATGGCATGTTTGTAAGAGGCTAGCTTGCGCTAGCCCCTCTCCCTAGCTTGAAGTTACCAATTTAGATTTTAAAAAATCTCGTTTACGTTTCAACTTTGATAATAGATCTAAATTCCCTCTTGTCTTAATCTTATCTATATAATTATTAAGTTCAGTTAGGTCTTTAGTCAATCTGTCAAGTTGTACTTTACTCATAAGTTCTCCTTATTTGTTAACGTAAAATTAAATCGGGAAATGCCTCCTGTACTAGTTTTTTTGTGACACCTTTAATGGGAAGCTTCTTGTTGATCATGCCAGCAAGGAGCTCTGCATCTCGAGGGTGCACGGTCTCGAGAATGTCTAAAAACATTTTCTCTCTTTTAATTCTATTCATCTTTTCACCTGGTCCGCCTTTAATAAAATATGCCAATTTTTTATTATGCTGTGACCAGTTAGATGGATGAGAGCTTGGGTCCGCAGGCTCATACGGAACTGTACCTTTGGGTAAGATCCATTGGACCACATCATCGAAAGTACCGCGGAGGAGATCTTTCAATGCCCAGTTATTATTCTGTGCCTGTAGGAGTTTAATCTTATCAGCCTTTGTTTTGGCTTCTGATACTTTTTCTAATATTTCAAAAGTATAATGTGTTGTTTTGTTGACCATTAAATAAATTCCTGAATTACATCAATCAAGTTTCTGCAGTTTTTCGCGATCAGATATGGGAAAACCTTACCTTTGTTTTCATAGGGATCCTGGGTTTCAAAACTATTTATAATAGCTTTACGCACATCTTCAGGTGTTGACGGATTAATTAAGTCAATCATCATTTTGTTACGTTGGTAGTTACGATACACCGCTTCACCTAAAGCTTTAGGATCTTCTAGTAGTGATTCTTTCTTTTTCTTGGATAGAATGTTTTGACGCTTACCCTCTACTAGGAATGTATCGTCATCGGAAAGAACATTTGGTACACCATCACCAGTGTCACCAGTTAGAATATGCTCTGCTAGATATGTCCTTGGGTGTTCCTCCTTTACGAGCTTTTTAAGCATAGGAGAATACTGTGAAACGTTATCGAATATTTGTAGCTGTCTAAAATCTTTGTCTGCGGATACAATCATTACCTCTTCATAGTTGCCAAACTTTTGTGTGTGGTGTACTATTTCAGCAATGGCATCATCTGCTTCGCATCCCCATTCGTGTATAACTTTATATGGAAATTCGTCTTTTAGTTCTTGGAGAACCATATTAATAATACGGAAGGCTTCATCCCAATCGATCTTAGATTCATCACGGCTTGTTTTACGTTTACCTTTGTATTGTGGATAAACATCTTTACGCCAGTTGCCACCAGCATCTGCTACGATTACTACTTCGCCATATTGCTCTTTGAATTTTTTCCGATACATACGGATGGAGTTAAGGATCATGTGACGGATAAGGTTTTCGTCTCCATGATGTGCGTGTCCCATAGCAACTGGTGCGATGCTGATCCCACTATAGTCAATTAAAATCATTGGTCTTCCATTTTTTAATCATGTTATATAGTATACTAAACTATTTAGCAGGGTTTGTAAACCCCCTTAATCGTAATGCCCCCCGAGAACAGCTACATGTTTAATATCAGCTCGTAGCATTTCAGCTTCTCTTTTTTTCCATGCTGCTTCAAATCCTACTTCATGGTAAACATTTTCATGATTACCCCATAATCTTTTTATATATGAATGATAGGCTGCTTCGACATCTTTGTCAGACCAGGATTTATCAATAAGTTTTCCTTTGATAATCCAATTAAATCTGTTGGCTTCTTTTCGTATAAACGGTGAACACATAAAAAGATTCCTTATAGATAGGATAACAATGCATATTACACATCTAATGTGGGATTTGCATTGTTATCCTATCTATAATGATTATCGAAAATGGTAACGCATGACAAAAAAATTATTTTAGACTTTGTATATGTGCTCTATGAATTCTACAATTAATAATACCATTATAGTATTCATCATCCAATAATACATTTCGATCGAACTGTTCCTTTGCTTCTAGGTACCCCATTTCGCCCTTGGACTTACAGAAATATAATATCTCTCTGTAAAAGTTTTCTTCACCATGCTCAACAAGTAGCTGCTTCACAAGTTCACTGGACCCATAGTACTTACGCCAATCGGATTCAACAATCTTTCTTCTTTTTTGTTTTTTGCCTTTTAGAGGAGGAAGGGTTTTACGTGACCAAAATAATTTTTTACCAACGTATTTTTTGTTAGTAGATTGGTCAGTAATAATATAGACAAATCCCTTCCACTCTTTTAGGTCTTCTTCTGTAGGATTATATTCTTTCCCTTGATAATGCCACATTACTCATCAATTTCTTCGAAGTCTGCCGGAGATCCACACAGTGGGCAGAACTCCGGTTTTTCCTCGACGTCCTCTGAGGGTAAGAATTCCCCAGAGTTGTCGCAGACGTCACATTCGAACCAGTATTTTGTTTCTATCATTTTTTGCCTTAGAATGCGATTTCACAGGCACCACCTTGACATGCTGTTGCGCCCATCGTATCAATATCAGTAAACCTCTTTTCACTCAGCTGGGTCACAAAATCTACTGCGGCAAAGTTCTGTTGGATCTTAGTCCATTTATGTAATAGGAATACGTCCTTCAAACAATACTCCGTTTCTTTCATATCACCCATAAAATAGTTATCAGCGAACTTCTTGAAACGACGAATCCATTCCTTATTAATATCAGAAACCTCTCCACGATATTGTTCATCCATTTGAGCAACCGAACAAGCGTCCCATAGATCCCTGAAACCGGATTTACGTGTATCAACAATAAGACCAGAAGCAAAGAGAGCTGCTTTACCGTATTTATCGACGATTTGGTCTTCAGTCATGATTTCTGTCATAGGTGCTTGAGCAAAGTCCTTATCACCAGAACCAGCCAAGAAACTAATACCAGC